TCAGGTCAAATAACACAATCAGCTAGAGGTACAGGTGGTGGAGCAGTAAATGTGAACTTTACAATTAACACAATAGACTCAAGAGGATTTAGTCAGGCTTTACAAGAGAATAGAGGTACGATAACAGGAATAATAAATAATGCTTTAGCAGAAAAAGGAAGAAGTGAGTTAGTATAATGAGTGGTGCATTTCCAATATCAACATCTAAATTTCAAACACTTGGTATAAAGTCTATTCAAAATACTCTTATATCAAAATCTCTTTCAGGAAAAAAACTATCAAGACAAATCCAAAATCAAAGATTTGGTTTTACAGCAAGAATTATAACAGGAAAAAGATCAGATGTTTATGGAGAACTGATGGCTTTTATAATTAAACAAAGATCAGGCAAAGAAGATTTTACAATCACACCACCTGAACTTGAAAGTGCAAGAGGTAATGTAAGTGGAACTGTTCTTGTAAATGGTGTCCACGCAGTAGGAGATACAACTATTACAGTTGATGCTATGACAGGAACTTTAAAGGCTGGAGACTTTGTAAAATTTGCACATGATAAAGTTTATATGGTTGTTGCAGATGTTACAGCAGATGGGTCAAATGAAGCTACACTTACTATAGAGCCACCTTTAATAACTGCTTTGGCTGACGATTCATCAGTTACTTATGACAATATTCCATTTAAAGTTCATTTAACAAATGATGTTCAAGAATTTGGTACTGTAGGTGCTGATAAAGATGGTAATGTACTTTATCAATTTGAGTTGGATGTTGAAGAAACTCTTTAATGAAAAAATACAAGATTACACACTTAATTAGTGCAGACTTTG